CATAGGAGAGTCGATCATCTGACCATCACGACAGGTACCACGTAACTTCACCAGGTGAGACGCAACAACTGCATGGTGATCAACAGTAGTAACAGAGTGCGATGGTTCATCCAGACTCACGCCCGGCCCCGTGTAATTGCCGCCATAATGCTTCGCCAGAAACGCACTGACCGTCGCAAACTTATTACCGCCGGCGGTGACGGTACCAAGCGGGTTCTCCAGCTGGAGGATGCGCGGTTGTTGCCCTGGGCGTTCGCCATAGCCCATCTGGATCAGGGTTGGCGTTACCAGCTGTGATTTACCACCGCCACCAGCAGTAATCGTCGCGCTCGGTTCGTCAGCCCGGTGTCCAACACTGGCACCAAACTGACGGGCGATAACCGGCGCAACAACGCATGCACGGGACTGCTTCAGGATGGTGTGCACGGGTTTATCCAGAGGACGCGGCTTTGCCTGGTACTCACTGCCGCCGTTGCCAGCCAGGAACGGAGTGATTGAAGCCTCTACTACGCCAAGGGCATGCCCATTCCCACCCGGGCGCGCCGACGTACCGGCGGTGACGGTTGGTACCGGCTCAGTAACTGGTTGTCCGGTTGCACCTGTACGGAATTTTGTAAGGTGCGGTACCGCCAGTGCATACCCGTGGGTTTTCGTGATGGTCTGCAGAGGAGCCTTCAAATCCTGCCCACGAAAACAGTCGTAACTACCTTTAGAGGTAGTGTGATTACACTTCACGATGAACGGTGATGCACTCTCGATCACGAAACGCTGGATGCCGCGGGCGATCCTTTTCAGCGTATTTTCCGCCAGTGGCTTTTTGCGGTCGAAGATGGACAAAGCCGGGATATTCCAGTCTATGCACTCCGCCGCGGTACGCCATGGCGCCAGCTTGCCGCTCCGTACCTCCAGTGATTTCGGATCACCATGGGTCACTTCAGGCCATTGAATCTGGCGGCCGTCACAGCGCATGACCATAAAGAAACGCTTTCTGATCGTCGGCGCACCGTAGTCACATGCGCGAAGCTCGCGATAATCAACCTCATAGCCAAGCCCGGCGATCAATTGTTGCGCCTGCTGGCCGTGCGGCTCAATGGCAAGGAATTCACAAACCTCAGTCAGTGCAGGATGATTCGCCGCGATCCCTGTCGACAGCATGCCGACAAATGCCGCGAATGTTTCACCTGCTCGCTCTGGATCCGGGCGTAATTCTTCTTCCAGCAGCGGGCCCCATGTCTTAAATTCTTCCACGTTCTCCAGCATCATTACGCGGGGACGTACTGCCAACGCCCAGCGCAGGACAATCCACGCCAGCCCGCGAATCTCTTTCTTAACTGGCTTAGCGCCCTTCGCTTTGGAAAAGTGGCGGCAGTCAGGGCTAAACCAGGCCAGACCGACAGGTTTACCGCTGGTGGCTGCGCTTGGGTCAACGTCAAACACCGACTCGCAATAATGCAGCGTGTCCGGGTGATTCGTCTTATGCATCGCAATAGCGTTTTCGTCGTGGTTGATGGCAATATCCACGCTACGCCCGATCGCCAGTTCAATGCCGGTACTCGCGCCGCCGCCACCGGCAAAGTTATCAACGATAATTTCACGCATTGACGGCCCCCTGCATGCTGTTGAAGAGACCACCAGCAGTCGTGATTATTTCACTCGTTGGCATACGTTCGAGCCACAGCTGGTTGATATTGGCTTTCAGCTTGTTCTGTTGTGAAACAGGTAGAGCGTCAGCCCCTTCAATCTGGTTAAACACCAGTCCAACCTCTAGAGGCCAAACGCGCGATTCGTTTAACGCCTTGTCCTTTGATTCCTGCGTCTCACGGACATGGGCGCGGATCCCCCGAATATTTGACCATTTGGCTTTATCTAGGCTTTCCATGGTCGCGATGAATTCACTGTGGTTGATGCCGTATTCTTTAGCAGATTCAACGGCAACCGTGCGAAGCCGCTCTGACATGTCTTTTTTCACGTCATCGCTATCAAAGGGCAATGTTTCCAGCCATGCGTTAACACCCACCAGGATGCTCTCGCTGATCAGATTTTTCGCTCTGTCGATCGTCAACGGTGAAACATTGGTAAATTCAGGGTTTTCCAGAGAGTCGGCAGCCCAGGTATGACCAAACTTTGACTCGCTGAAGGTGTACTCATCTTTCTCGCCGAACGCCGCGACAACACAGGCCCAGGCCTCTACACCACTGGTTTCCAGAATGGTTTTTTGGGTTAATGGCAGTTCTGCCTCTGATTTCTCCGGCACTACCTCAGCGTCCAGTTCCGGCGCCGCATCAGTTTGCGTTCTTCCCACAGCAAACTGGGCCAGCGACATCGAAGCACGGCCTTTGGCCTCCAGGTCGGTGCGGTTGATGTAACTGAAACGTTCACCCCGCCATGTTTTGTCGAAGACAACGATAGCGCCAGCAAAAAATGCGCTGGTGGGCTGCTGCTTTTCGTCCAGGGGTACGAACCATTCAGGAAGATCGAAACCAATTCGGCCACGGATAAATGTGACGTGATCTGCCTCTTCAGGCCACCACGTTTCACTCGTCGCAGACTTGATGAGAAAAACGTACCGACCGCCCTTTTCTCGCATTGCCATAGCATGGTTAATGATATGGGTCATCCCCGTAACCGCCTGCTTTTGATGGTATTGCGACCGGCTGTATGGAGGGTTAGCAAACGCGGCACCACCGAGTTCTGCCAGACGCTCTGACCAGTCCTGCGTCAACGCGTTATCTTCGGCGGTATACCATGCAGGGCACTTCGCGTTGCTGTCGTCGGCAAAGAGATCCAGCACCAGAGGGCCGAACATCGCATTGATACCCCAAAACAGTAGATCTGGAGTGCGCCATTGATCGCCGACCTCTTTCAACTCGTGGGCTGGTTTTGAGCGCAGTTCAGCCAGCGCGCGGCAGTATTTGCTTTCAATCATCCTCTGAACCCCTCTGGAATTTTGGTATCTACCGGGCCGAACTTCATCGGGTCATGTTTCTTCTCGCCCCAGCTTTCACGCGGAGGGCGACCTTTCTTGTCCCAGCGGATCCCGCTTTGCAGGTAACCTTCAAATTTTTTCGGGCCAAACAGCGTTTCAGGGCGCATGTACTGGTATTGCTCATCATTGCCGTTCCAGTGCTCATGCTTCAGGTCAATAACCAGCTTCAGGTCACTGACCGTATAGCCCTCCCGCAGCCGGGCCCGGATGTTTTCCAGAGAGGTCTTTGATTTCTGGTACCGTGAGCCACTAACCTGATTTAAGTGGGTTAACACCAGAATGGCGTTATCGGTGATCACCACCTCAGGGTCGGGTTGCGTAGCAACCGGACAAGAAGGTTTTTTATCTGATGGATCAGTAGTTGATTTTACTGACGGATCCCCACCAGATTCTGACGGGTCAAAACCGCTGTTTTTACTGGATTTTGATGCCTCAATTTTTGAGGGGTCAGAATCTGATGCGTCAGATTTTGAGGCGTCAGAATTTGAGGTGTCAGATTCTGACAGTTGAGAAATAGCCGCGGCACGAAGTTTCACCACATTCAGCTGATATACGTTTGGGGCATTACGGTTACCCTGGCGACGCTGTCTACGCGTTAACCAGCCTTCTTTCTCAAGCTTCGCGATCGCCGTTCTGACAGTGCTTTCGCCAGCTCCAACCTGGCGGGCAATCGTCGCTATGGATGGCCAGCACACCCCCTCATCGCTGCTGAAATCAGCCAGGCGCGCCATAATCACAACGCTGGATAGCTTCATCCCTGTAGCAGCACAACCATCCCAGACGTAGGAGGTTAATTTCACACTCACTTGTCGATCCTCCTGAATCGGGCACGGAAAATAAGTAACGGTGCCGCGCACTCCCATTCATAACCCGGTCGGCGGTAGATGACTCGCTGGGTGTCTGGCTCGTATCTGATAACGTTGACGATAATCCCGTGGTGATCGCGGTAGAGTCGATCGAGAATTTGATGATTGTTGCTCACATCACCCTCCCATCAGTTCTGAGGCGTAGCGCTGGGCGATCCACTCAACACCACGAGGAGTGACCCGGGTCTGGGTGTAGGCATGGCCGAAGTCAGAAGTGCCCGTTTTGACAGTGAATAGTCCTTCTCGCTGACGCAGAGCATGCGGCAGGAGATTGCCAGACTGTCGAAACAGCACTTTGTCGCGCAAGAGAGCGTCGATCATCGCCTTTTCCGGCATGTTGAGGATTTTCGCCGTCTCACGCAGGCTTTTAGCGCCGCCAGCTTCAACGTAATGTTCGACGAAAGCTACCTTCGGCGCGTCCTGCTGTACCTTGTGCTCAAGTAGGGCGTTCTGTTCTGCCATATCGGCCGCCAGGCGGAGTGCTTCAGGTAGTGTTTGCGGTAAGCTGGTGGACTGAGCCGCGTCAAAAGTACGAATCACCTTGAGGTTAAATTCAGGGCTGATCCACATGGCGTAGGAGTACACCAACTCTTTGCAGACATACGTACCCTGCTGGAGTCCGCCCCGGATGACCGATACAGGAATCCCTGTATCGCTTAATAACTGAACAAGGTTTTCAGTTTGCTGGAGGTTACGCCAGAACGAAGGTTCATGGCGGCGCTCACCACCAGCTGCGCGATGGAGATCATTCAGGCAAAAGCGACCTTCGGTGTCCTGCCGAATATGAGTTGAGTCAATGCAGATTAGCGCTGTCATCGTTCTTCTCCTGTTTGGCCTGACCGTTGAAGTCACCCACAGCCCACTCGGTAAAACTGTGGTTCACCTCTTCCCAACCACCGGATACTCTTACGGCATAGCAATACGTGATTTCGTCTTTGCCACCCCGAACCGGCAACGCGCGAAGTTGCGAACGCGGGTTATTTGCGGTTAAATTGCTCATGCGGATTTCTCCATACACATAGATTTATCTGCCACGACGCCCGGAGCTGCACACTCGCGGGCGTCACTCTTTTCTGGTGCACAAAACACACGGAAAAGTAGCGTCAAATGTTCCTGCCACTTCGTCATAACCTGATAACTGTTCTCCTCTATCTGCGCCCGTTCAGCAGCATCAATGATGCCGTCTGCCGTCGCTTTACGGATGTAATGGGAGTGCTTGCCGATCCACTCAATGGATTCCATTAAGCGCTGGTGGATATCACCGTTATCAATCTCTTCAACTTCAGCTAGCGGCACGAATACCCCGTGCGAATGCCGTGCTACTGCGTCAGCGATATGGTTTGATCCACCAGCACTCTGCAACACCATCGCCCAACCAAGTGGGAATATCTGATCCCCATCTGTGCGTAGGCGGTTGAACAATGCGTTTTCAGTAACTCCCAGCCATTCCGCCGCTTCGGCATATCCGCCAGGCAGCTCAGTGATGGTCTTTTTGATGGCGGCCACCAGCCAGGCTGGCTGCTTATCTACTTTCCATTCAGGTTCTATACCCACGGTTAACCCCTTACTTCTGTGGTTACTTTGTCACTTCATTGGAATTAGGCTTTTCGTAAAGGTCTGGATGGAAAATCAGCCCTCCTTCAGTACGGTAAGCAGCTTCAGCTGCTCGGCCCTTAGGAATGAGGCGGCCAGGCCTATTGCGCCATTGGTAAACTGCCTCGCTTGTAATGCAAAAAAACTCGGCAACTTTTTCAATGCTGCCGAAGTACTTTTCAATTTCGTCGGTTGTCATGGCACCCCCTATTACTAAGTTTGGTTAGATATTAATTACCAATCCAACTTTGGTCAATAAAAACTAAGATTACTTAGTCTTTTAAAACATTGGTGCTTTCATGGAAACGGTTGGACAGCGCATTAAAGCCCTACGCAGAATTACAAAAACCTCACAAAAAGAACTCGGTAAGTTCTGCGGGGTGAGTGACGTTGCAGTTGGGTATTGGGAGAAAGATGTTAATGTTCCCGGTGGGGAATCGCTGATAAGATTGGCTAAATTCTTCAACACATCAATAGATTACATACTCTACGGAACAGAATTCGAAGGGACCCTCATTACAAAAATGCGGCGCGTTCCTGTAATTTCGTGGGTTCAAGCTGGACAATTTACTGAGTGTAAAGCAGCAGATCTTTTAAGCGATGTGGATAAATGGGTAGAAACATCACTTCGCATCGGAGATAACTCGTTTGCTTTAGAGGTTAAAGGGGATTCAATGACTAACCCTAACGGTCTTCCCACAATACCTGAGGGTGCAACTGTCATTGTAGATCCAGATGCCGAGCCACTTCATGGGAAGATAGTTGTCGCGAGAGTAGATGGTACAAACGAAGCGACGGTAAAAAAGCTAGTTATAGATGGCTCTCAGAAGTTTTTAGTCCCTTTAAACCCACGTTATCCTAACATTCCGATCAACGGCAACTGCCTTATCATTGGCGTCGTTAAAGGCGTTCAGTACGAACTCTAATCTATAAACTCCTCCCGTCCCCAAACATCAAGCTAAGTTTAGTTTGATGTTTCCACTTGACCATAAAACTAAGTTAAGTTAGATTTTAATCACCAACAGCGAACAGGCAGGACGCCCACGAAGTAGCCGCCCGGGGCATATGAAGACCGGGATGATTCGCAGGCCACAAAAAAGCGCCCCGTAGGACGCTTCGCTCTTTAACAATCTGGGTATCCACTGACAAAACTAGCGTTCTAACCAGCGCTCTCCATTGAGCTCGCGCCCAATCTCCCCCAAGGACTTAGGGCGTTCATAGTCTGGGTTCTTATTCATCAGAAACTTATTTTCGCAAAGGAGACAACGGCTTTTATGAAAATGAGAGGACTTAGCTACAGGGATCGAATGAAGTATAGATTTTACATTTTTGGAATAGCAAAGTGGGCAAAGTTTCACAGCTATCTCGCGGCCGCTCACAAGCTCGTTTTTCGAATAAACAAAAGAACCAGAATCAAGCTGTTCAAGAACATAACCTTCAGTTTGGGAACGAAAATCTTCGAACTCTGCAATTTTTGCTTTGAGATGCGTTATCTGTTCCTCGCGAAGGCGGACCACATCGCCAAGAGAAAAGCAATCCATCTGGAGCGCTATTAATTTGCTTTGAATCTCTGAAGTCGCAGCTTTTATCTCTGCATCTGTTTTGGCCTCACTAATAACCCTGGCAAGGCTGGCAGTCTCTTTGATAGCGGCCAAAGCCGCAGATAATTCAGCTATCACAAAGAATACTCTTTTTGTTGTTGGGGATATCCAGATTAACCGAATCCTTGTTGTTGGGGAATAGCAGGATCCACCGAGCCTGATGTGGTGAAAAGACAGGCGTACAACATGAAAGCGCACTCCTCTTATTACTGATGGGGATCGGTTTGTTACCTGGTGGAGTGCGCTTCCAGTTGTGGTAATGCGGCTCTGCGCACGTGACGAGGCCAATAAGTTTATTTCAACTTTGAAATGAATACGTTTCTTAAGGTGTAGCGTCGCCGGTTCTGGCTGGGCCGGCAGGTGGAGGCACCACCGCCACAACTTATGAATTGCTGTGTGTAGTCTTGGCGGTACCAGTACCAATTAGAAGTCCCTGGTACCGCCCTTTTTACACAACAGACAAGGGTATCACCGGGCGACGGGCTCATAACCCAATCCACCCGGGCGCAATGGAAGTGGCCTGTCAACCCATAACCATCGCGCAGGTGCCCTTCTCTGTTGTGTGTGGAGAAAAGTCAACGGCGGTGGCAGCCGCCTTAACGAGGGTAAAACCATGAGTAATGACCGCATGACCGTAGTGCCAGATTTCCTGAGCGAACTGGATGCCGGCGTGTTCATGAACAAGATCGCGGCAGCTTTAAACACCACCGCGCTTGGCGTTTTGAATAATGGCAACAAAGGCAAAGTTGTCCTCACCTTTGATTTTGAGCGCATGGGTAATTCCGTGGAAGAAAAGCGCGTCAAGATCAAGCACAAGCTGAACTACAGCACCCCAACCCCACGCGGTAAAGCCTCCGAAGAAGACACCACTGAAACACCAATGTGGGTTAACAAAGGCGGCAAGCTGACCATCCTGCAGGAGGATCAGGGCCAATTGTTCGGGATCAACGGCGGCGTTGACGGAAAGCTTAAAGCGGCTCAGTGAACCGCCTTAACCAATTCACTGTAACCACTTCGATCATTTGTTAATAAGGATTTTTTTATGCCTCAGTTAGACAGCGGTACCTTTCAGCAGGTCAAAGACCTGGTTTTATCCGGCTATCATCTGAATGATATCCATGGTCTGGCTTGCCCTACTGCATTGCTTCCGGACGGCACAAACGTAGAAAGCCTTGAACGCTTCTCTTTGGAGCGCTTCCGATTCCGTGGTGCCATGGGCACAACCAGCATTGAAGACTTTGTGCGTTACTCAAAGGGATACGCCAGCGCAACCGAGAAAGCTCGCTGCTTTATCGATGCTGACAATATGACCGCCCGTTCCATCTTCAATATCGGCACACTGGATAATCCTGGTCATGCGGATAACGTCGCTTCGATCAGCCTGAAGCAAACAGCTCCATTCCGTGCACTTCTGCAGATCAACGGTCAGCGACTGAAACAGAAGCAAATCGCTGAATGGCTGGAAGACTGGAGCGATTACCTTCTGGCGTTCGATGCTGAAGGTGGTGCCATGCAAATTTCCCAGGCTGCTCAGGCAGTCCGCCGTATCACTATCCAGCAAGCGACACAGCAGGATCACGGCGCGGCGCTGACTTTGACTTGTTTGACTACTTAAAAGCCCGTGATGACATTGTCGCCTTTCTTCAGAGGAATGAATGATGCCAAAAATAATCATCGTAACCGTAGAAATAGAGGTTCCGGATCAGGCAACGGATAAAGATATTTCAGATTGGGTGGATGTCGAGTACGGCCAGTGTGGTAGCCAAAAACTTAATAACCCGTGTCGTGGTGATGTGACAGAAGTAATAAATCATTTCTGGAAATTTGAGAGCTAAATATGAACCATTTAATGATCGATTTAGAAACGATGGGTAAGAAACCCACAGCACCCATTGTCGCGATCGGCGCAGTATTCTTTGATCCGCTAAGCGGGGATATGGGTGCGGAATTCTATGCTGCTGTGGATCTCACCAGCGCTATGGATCAAGGGGCTGCTCCTGATGGTGACACCATTCTGTGGTGGCTAAAGCAATCATCAGAGGCTCGCGCCGCGATTTGTACCGACGATACCAGGCACATCGTTAAAGCTCTCTCCGAACTGAGCGCGTTTATCAGCCGCAACTCTGACAACCCACGTAATCTGAAAGTCTGGGGCAATGGCGCCAATTTCGACAATGTGATTCTGCGTTCAGCTTACGATCGCGCCGGCCATGTCTGTCCATGGCAATTTTGGAACGACAGTGATGTACGCACCATGGTGCTACTCGGCAAGCAGCTGGGCTTCGATCCTAAGCGCAACATGCCATTTGATGGTGTAGCCCACAACGCACTAGCCGATGCCCGACACCAGGTGAAATATGTTTCGGCAATCTGGCAGCGCCTGCTGCCCACCAGCACTGAGTAATAACCCTTTTAGCCCGGGTGCAGCCGGGCTTTATGGAGAAATCACTATGGCAGCTTTAATCACTGAAGCAGGAGAGGATCACGCTGAGAAAGAGCCGTTTCTTGATATTGGGAAATTGGCAAAAAGACTCAGTGTGTCCAAAAGCACCATTTACCGTAACCCGGCAAAATTTCACATGTTCAAAGTTGGTGGCCAGTGGCGGGCCAATGAAGAAAGTCTGGAAAAGTTTTCACGCAGAGACAACAATGTTATCCGGCTGGCTGTGGTCGGTAAGGATGTAAAAAAATGCCGATCTACAAAAGAGGTAAAACATACTGGGTTGATATCTCCATGCCAGACGGATCGCGAATTAGGCGCTCTGCTGGCACGAAGGAAAAAATAAGGGCTCAGGAATACCATGACAAACTCCGGCACGAGTTATGGCAGGTATCCCACCTTGATAAAACCCCGGAAAGAACGTTCGAAGACATGCTGATTCTGGCGTTGAGGGATGCAGAGAATCAGGCATGCTTCGAACATAAACAGAAATATGCAGAATACTGGCTTTCTGTATTTAAAGGCCGAACGGTTTCATCAATAAGTGGTGAGGAAATATCGAACTATCTTCCAACCCATTCGACTGCGAGGAAAGGGAAATTATCCAACGCAACACGAAACCGTTACAGGGCTTTCATTATGCGTGCGTTCTCGCTGGCGGTAAAGGCAGGATGGATAAAGTACACGCCGCATATTATGACACAGCGTGAGCCTAAAGTCAGAGTCAGATGGATTGAAAAGGCGCAGGCTAGTCTACTGGTAGATTCCCTGCGTGATGAATGGATGAAAAGAGTCGTTTCTTTTGCCCTGCTAACCGGGGCAAGGAAGGGTGAAATTTTGTCACTGAAGTGGGAGAACGTGAATCTTCAACGACGGATCGCAGTTGTTACAGCTGAAAATGCAAAATCTGGCAGAGCGCGACCGCTGCCTCTAAATGATGAGGCGGTGAGAGTCATCTCCGAATGCAACCAGAACGCAAAGTATGTTTTCTCGGTAGATGGAAATCGCGCAAATGATATCAGCAGACTGGATTTTGCCAGGGCGAAAAAGCTCGCCGGCATTACCGACTTCCGCTTTCATGATCTTCGCCATACCTGGGCGAGTTGGCATGTACAAAACGGAACACCACTAATGACCCTGAAGGAACTTGGGGGCTGGGAAAAGCTGGAGATGGTCAATAAATATGCCCACCTGAGTATTGAGCACCTGGATAGATTTACCGGCTCTGTCACATTTTTGGCACAGTCAGAAAGGGAGCAAGAACCGATGGCAAAGTTATCAATCGTAAGTTAATGATAAACATATAAATTTAACATGGCTGTTTTGTGGTTATCTGTGTCTCACTTGAGACTGACCGTCTCAGGCATGGGACGGAAAGTGGAAAGCCCCGCCTGATAAAAAATCAGGGCGGGGGCTCGAAACGACACGTCACGACCGTGGAGTTCGCTACCTCGCCCGCTTTAAAGCAAGGAGGCATCCATGAAACGCCAATCCCCAATTATCCGGGTTTTGATGATTATTGCTTTGACAATAATCATCTTAACGCTGGTGACGAGGAAAACACTGTGCGAGATCCGTTTTCGAAACGGCTCGCTTGAAGTGACAGCGCGGATGGAGTGTCGCTCCGGCCAGTAG